GCATTGGCACAGTATAACCGAGGCATTTACTAAAGGTGGCATAGTCGCAGGAATCAAGCGCATTGGACTTGCTCTGCTAGATGCACTTTTAATGCCAGTACAGCAACTGTTAGAACTTTTGGCAAAATTGCCGGGCATGGGAGGAATCGCTGGTGCTGGCGCATCTTGGATTAAAGGAATGCGAAAAGGCTTAGAACTAACCGAAGGCGATCCAAAAGAGGCGAAAGCAAAAACCAAAGCAAAAACCGAAAAAGAAAGTGCCGTTGATTTAGGTAAAAAACCTGCAGGAGTAATTCCACCAACGGGTTTGAACTTAAAAAATTTAGGTACAAGTCCAAAAGACAAAACCAAAGCCAAAGGCGAAGGAAGTACCTCAGGATCGGGCGATAACAACGTTTCAAAATCTATTGTACAAAACCTTACGATTAACAATCATTTTGGTGTTGATGGTAAAATGAATATCCGACAATTGACAGACGAAATTGCGGGACTGATTATAGACAAATTAAGAGACGGCGTAATATCAATTGCATAACATGGACACACGATATAACATATCTGAATTATTTAATGCTGCGTTTGGTATTAAAACACCTATTTATACTATTGAACCAAACAACCAAAGCAACAATCAAAATTTAGATTATTCAGGAATTACCTATTTGCCTGACTATTATAAAACAGAAGGAAACAGTTGGTTGAACACACCTATCATTGGATTGTTGAAATTCAAAGCGGGAAGTTATCCAGTATATACACCAAATGGCGAAATAGGATTTATATCTTTTGATGATTATATTTTTCCGCCAACAACTTTGTTCTCGTTTCGACGTGCCAAAAACATTACCAAAACAAACCTTTCGGGAGCGAACGGAACGGTCAAAGAAATTTTTGGTTTTGATGACTGGGTGATTGACGTAAAAGGATTGTGCCTGGACGATGTTACTGCTCGAGGGTTTAGTGCACGAGAAAAAATCAGACAAATTGAAGGGTGGGAAGAAATTGCAGGGGCGATAAACATTAGTAGTAAACTTTTTACAAGCAAAAAAATTGCCGCTGTTGTGATTGAAAATTACAATCAAGAAGCGGTGCAAGCATCGCCAGGAGTAATTCCGTTCTCGATGACGCTATGTAGTGATGACGCCATTGAACTAATACTACCCGCAATATGACCTTAGCGATGACTTGCACAATAGCCTTTTCAAAAAACAACAGGCGAGAGGCAATTATACTGACCCGCGTAACCGAAATTACAATCGAGAGTTCTTGGAAACTATTAACGGCAACAGCAGAAATAGTATTGCCACGAAAGGTAAAGTTCTTTGACAAAAATAATGTTCGTGACACTTTTAGAAATGGCGATTTTGTAACGATAGCGTTTGGATATGATGGCAAAAACGTCGAAGAGTTTAGAGGTTACATCACCGAAGTATCGGCAGATATTCCGATAAAAATAAAACTGCAGGACGAGATGTGGAGGCTCAAGCAATTGCCCGTAAACTTTAGTGCGCCAAATATTTCGTTAAAAGATTTATTGACGAAAATTGCACCAGGATATAAAATTGATGCCTTGGAAGGTGTAAACATTGGAAGTGTTCGCTACCCAAAAACAACCATAGCTGCAGTATTAGAAAAACTGCAACAGGATCCTTGGAAATTGAATACATACTTCAAAACCATTAACGGTCAAAACGTTTTGGTTTGCGGAAAATACTACGCAGATGATAGCAATGTAGAAAAAGTAAATTTTGATTTGGAGCGAAACTGCGTGGGCAACTCGTTAAATTATGTGAGAGCAGATGATTTAAAAATACTAATAAAGGGAGTTTCCACCTTAACCAACGGCACAAAAATAGAAGCCGAATTTGGCGACAAAGATGGGCAATTGCGACAATTGGCACATTACAACAAAACCAAAAAAGAATTGGAGGTTTTGGTAAAAATGGATTATCAAAAAAGCAAACAAGATAAGTTTGATGGTTCGTTTACTGCCTTTGGCATACCATCGGTAAAGCATGGACAGAAGGCCAACTTGACCAGTACATTATATAAAGACAGAAACGGAACGTATTATGTTGAAGGTGTTACCAAAACATTTGGAACTGGTGGCATTAGGCAAGTGATAAAATTAGACCAGAAAACAACGTGAGCGATAATATAACCAAATTAGGCAAAGTATTTAATGACCGAACACAGGCCTTGATTAATGTTCAAACACATTGGGCGATTGTTAAAGAAGTGGATTGGCAAAACAAAACCATGACTGCAACAGGCTTGGTAGATGATTGTGATTTTTTTGATGTAAATCTTGGTATTGGTGCCATTCACACAAAACCTGTTGAAGGTTCAAAATGTTTGATAGGTATTATCAACAACAATATTGCCGATGCTTTTTTGATTGAAGCAGAACGAATTGAGCAGATAGAACTGGTTGACAAATCGGGTTTTAAAGTGGTTTTAAACAACGGTAAAATGTCGTTTAATGGCGAAAGTTTTGGAGGTATAGTCAACGCAAAGGAATTGAAAACGCAAATAGATAAAAATACTGAAGTATTAAAAGCTTTACAAAATATATTCACATCATGGGTGCCAGTTGCGAGTGATGGAGGAGCGGCATTGAAAACCGCATCGACTGCCTTTGTGAATTTGCAAACTGCCGATTTGAGTGGTATTGAAAATAATAAAATAAAACATGGATAATCATAACGACTTAATGCTTGATGATTTGCACGATTTGATTATCGCAAATGGCGATTTTGTTATCGGCGAAAACATTCTGCAAGAAGTTGGCATCATTATTCGATTGAATTCGGGCGATTTAAAAAGCGATCCTGTGTTGGGACCAAATTTAATACAGCTGATTAATAGCAAAGAAGATCCGCAAGAGTTTGAAGAGCGTGTTCGCATTCATTTGGCACGAGACAATAAAAACTATGAGGACATAAAAAAGTTAATCAATGTAAAAACAAAATCATGACAGATTTATTCAAAGAAATTATAATGTTAGTAACCACTGGTGGCGTTGGCGGTTTTTTTGGATGGTTTTACACCCGCAAAAAACAAGCTGCAGAAATCACTACTACCGATATCGAAAACGGCTCTAAAGTAGTGGAATTGTATAAATCTGCCCTGGACGATTTGGGCGCTAGATATGAGTTGAAGTACAAACACCTTGAGGACATGTCTAAAAACATTGAAATATTGTTTAGTAATAAAGAAAAACTGTTGCAACAAGAATTGGAACTTTTGCGAAAGCAAGTGGCACTTTACAAAAAAATGTATGACGACAAAGTAAAAGAATTCAATAAATATAAAAAAGAGCATCCGTAATGATTGTATTGTCCAACCAAAGCCTTTTAGACATTGCCGTTCAAGAAAGCGGTTCCGCTTTGGCGGGCTTTGATTGGGCGATTGCAAATAACGTTTCGATAACAGACGATTTAATGCCGGGACAAAAGCTTGTTTCTCCAATTTCGATATTTGAAAACGAAGATATTTTGAAATATTTTAAAAACAAGTCTCAACTCATAGCCACCGCAATAAACATTGAACAAACACAAACACAAAACATTGGCATAGGCAGCATGGCTGTCGGAACCAACTTTATAATAGCCCCCTAGCCCCCAAAGGGGGAATATAGGAAAATATTTAAACAAATTATGGCAAGAACAATTTCACTCATTCAAAAAGACATATTCGATCGCATCGCAAACGACCCCAATTTAGTTGCCTTGAACTCGACCAGCAAAACAGCCATTTATAGGCTTATGATTTTTGTGGTGTCGTATGCGATTTGGTTGCTAGAAAACATTTTTGATGCCCACAAAGCACAAATCGACGATGCCATTTATAACCAAAAATCGGGTACGCCACGTTGGTACCGAAGCATGGCATTGGCGTTTCAATATGGTTTTGGTTTTACACTGATTGCCGATGAGGATCGGTATAACAACACAGGCGCTACCGACCAAGACATCGAAGATTCTAAAATTATAAAATATTGCTCCGTAAAAGAATCTATTGAAAGCAGTCGACTGATTGTGAAAGTAGCTGGCGAAAACGGCACGCAACTCCGACCGCTAACCACGCTAGAGCTCGATAGTTTTGAGGCATACATGCAAGAGATAAAATATGCAGGCGTAAAACTGCTTATAGTTAATAATCCTGCCGATAAACTGCAATTGATCATGAAAGTCTATCGCGATCCATTAATCATTGATATTGCTGGCAACAACATCCGAACGCGTGGCAGAACCGTAGAAGTTGCCGTCCGCAATTATATCAAAAATTTGCCCTTTGATGGCGAGTTGGTTATCAACGATATGATCGATTATTTGCGTGACGTCGAAGGCGTAAGCAACGTGCACGTGCAAGCCGCCAATGCGAGCTTTAAAGATTTGGTTGCAAACGCCTACACGCCATTTGTGGCAATTGATGTTCGCACAATACCAGTGGCAGGCTATTTTGAGATTACAGATTTTAACGGAGTTAGCTATGTGGTATAACATCAACTTCGACAAATTGGCAATTTTGCTCTTGCCAACGTTTTTACGAAAACCAACAATGGTGGCTTATGTCCAAGCATTGTTGCAACCGATTGACGATTTGCATTTTGAGTGGTTGCAAAAAAGAGATTTGATAGATTTCTACAAACTGCAATACACTGGGCAAGTGTGCCGCTTGCGGAAAGTTTTAAACGACCAGTTGGACAGCGACGAAAGGCGGATTACAATTGCCAACGGAAACGCCTTTAAACGCAGTCATATTTTTACGGATGCCGAAAACAAACCTAAATTTTTAGGTACTTTTTTTATCCGGAGTAAAAGCGAATATGAAAACACAGGCGTTGACTTTGTGGTTTTTGTACCACAAACAATCATCAATAAAGAACCTTTTAAGTTAGATTTTATTATCAAATTTTATAAACTCGCAGGAAAGCGTTACAAAATAGAAAGCCTCCCCTAGCCCCTCCGAAGGAGGGGGATAGGACAATGATAAAAAAAAGAATTTACTATGAACACACAAAATTTTAATCAATCGGACGGTTTCCCTCTCGAGACCGAAACGCTAGACGAGATGCAAAAAGCCTATTTGTTTTTGCAACACTTTGGGCATTTGGCGGGCAATTATAGCATTATTTCGGGTTGCGAGGTCTCGAATGGCGTTGTCTCCGATGGGGCAATTTTTTTGAATGGCGAATTGCTGGAGTTTAAAGGCGCAAACCTCGGAGCCGACATCATCATTGTGCAAACCGTTACGCCCAACGAGTTTGAAAACGCCACCGAAAAAGATGTTTTGTATAAACGACATGCTACTTTTGGCTTTGGATTAAATTCAATTCCGTGGGCGAATTTTAAGCGTTTTAAAAACGTGGTCGAACTCACAGAACAGAAGGCAGAACTAACATTGATAGAAACGCTGATTGATAGGATTGAGAATTTAGAGGCGAGGCCTCTAGCACAGCCTAATGTGCAGTCGAATTGGAATCAAAACTTAAATACAGCCGACGATTTTATTAAAAACAAACCATCAATACCTAATATTTTAGCAAAAGGAACGGCGGTGCTTGGCAACGTTGCTGCAGCTGATCAACTGATTTCTGTAAATTTTCCTGCAATAGGTACTAACGAATATATTATCGTTGGGTCTTTAATATCAAAACAAATTGATGGTAATGAAGCGGATGGCTTTACAGCGGGATGGAATAGAGATAATGACGTGTCATTTGTAATTGTAAATAAAACGGCATCATCGTTTCAAATTGCGCTTCGAGAATATGCATCTGCAACACAAAATTTAGAATTTGACTATATAATACTTCAAAGATAATGGCAAGTTTAAGCACGATTAAAAACTGGTTTAAAACGGGTTTAAGACCAACCGAACAACAGTTTTCGGACACGTGGAATTCGTTTTTTCATAAAAACGACAACGTACCCATTGCACAGGTTGAGGGCATTGATGCTGTTTTTGAGGTCATTAATACCGTTTCGGCAAATGTGCGTTTTGTGGGCGTTGGACAATTAACGATATACAAACATCCGCTCAACAATTTGCCCGCCAACGCAACCTCACTTGAGATAAACGATGTCGGCGTTGGTTTTTTTAACGATAATACTTTTATGCCTTTCGGAATGTATTTGGGTGGTGACCCTACAATAGTAGACAGCTGGAACACAGGAGCAATGTTTACGCCTTAGATAGTAATTTTTAACTTTAAATATTTTTCTAATGAAATCACAGATTCACGAATTCCAAAAAAACAAATTTTTAACCATGAGTAAAAGAATTTTTATGATTGCCGCGCTGATGCTGACAGCACTTTTAACAGCACAAAACGCCACTTGGACAGGAACTAAGACTTTTGGTAGTACACTCAAGTTTGGCGGTGTTTTGCAGAATAATGCCAATACAAAGATTTTAAGTTTGGATGCAACCGGCAAGCCGGGATGGTTGGATAAGGCAATTTTGGTTGGGCAGACAGGAGCTACTGGAGCAGTATCTGCAACACAAACTGGGCTTGTAAACAACGTGCCGCTTCAGGAACTAGGGGGCGTTGATAAATTGATTAATGGCGTTAGAGTTGGTCAGGGTAATAGAATAAATCTTGAATCAACTTGTTTTGGCACAAATTCACTGTCGGCAGACACAGGTGGTTATAATTCTGCTTTTGGTTTTGAAACATTAATGCACAATTCGACGGGTATAGTAAACGATGCTTTTGGCTCAAAAGCCTTAAACGCAAACGTAACTGGCAGCTATAACGTTGCTTTTGGAGCTGGTGCGCTAGAGCTTACTTTGGGAGGTTTTGGCAATACAGCTATTGGCGGTTTTAGTTTATATCATTTACAAGGTACAGGCTGGTCACAATCAGCTATAGGATGTCGTAACACTGCCATCGGCGGATCGGCAATGATGAACGCAACCACAGGCGGATTTAATGTTGCAGTAGGCTCGGAATGTCTAAAAGGATTGACTACGGGCAGTAAAAACATAGGCATTGGCGAAAGGATAGGAACCTCAATAATTACAGGTTCAAATAATACTCTTATTGGAGGTACAAGCACTGGAGATACATCTAATACGATTATTATTGGTGCAGGTTTCACAAACAGAATCATGGTAGATGCTACTGGCAAAACAAGTCTTTTAAATATGCTCAACGTAGCCACAACACCAATATTTGATAACAATGCGGCAGCGATAGCAGGCGGATTAGTTACAGGCGATGTGTATAGAACTTCGGCAGGAGTTTTAATGATAACTTTTTAAGAATAGAAAAATGAAAAACATTCTAAAAAACTGGAAAACCACCTCAGCGGGTATCATTATGTGTGTGGGCGCAATGGTTACTTATTTTAACGACAAAACGCAATTAATGCCTTGCCTAACTGCCTTTTTGGGCGGTGTGGGCTTAGTATTCTCTAAAGATGGCGATCAAACAGGCTTAACACAATAGCGATGAACAAGATAATCATCAACCCAAGCATAGCGGTCGAGATTGACATTTCGCCCATTTCGTTCGACGAAAAAGTGAAACTCTTTTTTACGTCTGACGAAAATTGGGTTGGCGATTTTGATTTTCGGGTATGGAACTCCAATCAAAAAAACACCGAAATCGAAGTCAGCTCGTCGCTCTTGGTTGTTGCCAAAATAATGACTTTGGCCATAGAGCCAATTGTGCAAGTTTTGCCACCAAAAGAATATTGGTACGAAATTTCGAGCCTTTCGACAAAAAGGCTATTGTTTAAAGGAAAATTAAACATCGTCAAATGATAGTTACCATAACCACCGACAGCCCAAAC